AAGTTGGAAGATAGATGCCACCCACAAAAGCGGTGTTCTTTGGACGGATGGTGTCAATGGTATTGCCGGGATTCAAGAATAACGGATAGTCATTGGTATTTGTACGCAAGTAATCACGCAAACGATTCGCATAATACTCCGCTTTGTCACGGTATCTGCCCTCAATCATTGTCATCTCTTCTACGGATACGGCACGAGCGTTGTCACTCTCCCTTGATGCAACCGATTTGTTCATAAGTTTGAAGGTCATTGGGAGCATTGCTTCGGTCAAGGTGTAGTATTTCAAACAAGGTGCGATGTAAGAGTCCAAAAGGGTTGTATTCAATTGAGTCAATGTCCCAGCGAATGCCTGAACTTGTAACTCGTTGTAAATGCCCGAACCGATGACATCCCTCACATAAATCTCTTGAGCTTCTTTGATTGCTGACTTGAGCAATTTATCGTCAACATTCTCATTCAAAGGGGTGTTGTCCTTCAAATAGGTTGTTGAAATGAAGTATACAAAGTTGGTCATCGTTTAATTCTCCTCAATAATTTTTGAACCCAAATGTGACGGCATTGTGGTGTGTTGACATCAAGTGTTGGATTGTGATACCAACCGCCTCTGCGTTTCCACACATCGTATCCCAACTCCGCTGACATCATATTGATGTCCTCTCTTGAGTATACTCGTCCGCTTCCTTCTACCTTTCTACAAAAGTCCCTTGATGTTGGAATGATTACTGGACCATCAATGCCCGGTGCAAGTCCGTATTGGTATCTTACCACCAATTCAGTTTGAAGGTTCTTGATTTCGTCCAATCCTTTTGGGGTGGTCTCCAATCCATCCTCGTATGATTTAACCAATTCCGCTTTGGCAAGTTTAGCAATCGCATCAGCAACAACCTTTGCGTCAAGTTTGGTGATGTTTACAATGTCTCCCACCTGTAAACCTTTGTTCTCTTTCAAAACATTCAAGATGGCAGATTCAATCGCATCGGCAAACTCAAACTTCGCCTCCTCAAACTCTTCGGCTTTCTCTCCGTATTTGTTGAATACAATCAAGTCACGCTCATCGTCCCATCCAAAAGGGTTTTGTTTTGACAATGCAACTGGTGTTTCTTCTTCTTCAATCTCATCAAATCCCAACTCTTTTCTTGCTTCGTTGCGGTCAATGATTCCAGCGGTGAATAACGCTTGATAATCCAATCCGATTGGTGGCTTGTTGATGGTCTCCAATCTTACCTGTGCGATAGGTTCAAGCAAGTATGAGAACACATCGTCAATCTTTTGTTGGCGTGGTTCAATGTATGCGTGATGAAACATCTCATATGCTTCAATTAACTCCGTTCTTCCACCCAACTGACCTTCTACACGCACCCCAAACAACATTGGAGAGTTGACCTTGTGTGCAACAAATATCTCTTGTTGTACGGTCTTATTTAACAAGTCAAATTGCTTGTCAAAATCCGATGGCTGAAGGTTTGAAATGACTGATTCCTTCTCGGTTGGATCGTTGTACTGAATAATCAACCCACCGGCATTGTCCGTGCCTTGATAGTTCTCTTTGAATCTTCTTGCAGTTGCACGAGCTTCTTCAGGTGTGGGGATTCCCTTGAACAACTGGATGTGGGTTTGTGCCGTGAATCCGTTCTTGATGCTATTCAAGTAGTAATTGGAAATCTCGGTGTCAACCTCAATATATTTCAACGCACCTACATAATCAGGAAGCGGATATGTGCCTTCACCGGGACGATAGAACTGACAATAGTACAATTGCTTTGATTCTCTCGTGATTGGGTTGTAGGGTTGGTAATGAATCTTCTCCGCTTTGGTATCAGTCCAATCCGCACAATACACATACTCACCCTCAAGACCTTTGCGAACATCCTTGAATGGGATGTGATAGTATTCGGATGGTGCGGTCTTGGCTTTGTTCCAAATAACCTCCACACAAAACCCATTGAACAACTCTGCATCGTATGCAATCTTTGCTTTGAGTTCCTCATAGGTCTCGTAAGCGTTGATGTTCTTTAGTTTGGCTTCGGCTTTGGCGATGTCGGTGGTGTTTTGTCCGAAAACATCAGTACCAATACCAGCAATATAAGAAGCTTTTGCAGAAACGATAGCATTGTGCTTGGGTGATTTGTTAAATAACTCAACGAGAAAATCGGGATAGAGATTGTCTGCTCCGAAAGTCACGAACCCCTTTGCCTTGTTCTCCTTGAACACAGGCAGTTTGTTGTCGTGAAAATTAATCCTTTGGAATATCATCGTAATCAAATAGCAACTTAAAGTGATTGCAACATAGATACCAAATCAGGGTGCGGATAGACATCAATTTTGTCTGCACGAACCGAGTTGTGAGTGAACACTCCATTCTTTCCGCTCAAAGCTCTTTTGGTAACTTGCCAAATGTCCTCGTGATATGTCAAGTCAATGTTATACTTCTCACGCCACAATAACAACAACTCTTTGGTTGATGCAATTTGCTCTTTCGTGTAGTTCTCAAAATAGGTAAATCCTTTGTATGGCTTCTCAAGTTTGCATACATCCTTGACCTCCTTGCCGACATAGTTGTAGAACTTGCCGTTCTTCTCTACCAAGTAACCCCAATTACAAATCTCAATGCCGATGGATGTCTTGTCAAGTTTGATGAATGGTAACCCTTTGAAGTGTGCAGATTTCAAACCCAAGTGGAACGCCCAATGTTTAGATGAGAACCCTTGCACGATTTCACCTGACCGACTTATCGCAACACAGGTTGCGATGTTTACTGGATCGGCATCCCAAAACTTGAAGGTTGCCACTCCGTCACCACCACCAGCGGTGTGATGCAAATAGATTTGTGATTTCGGTGACTCTTCTTTGTAGTAACCGTTGAATTTAACTTGTTTCATCCGTGAAGAAGTTTGTGATGAACTTTCCCAATGCACCAGCAACGCCACAAATCAGCATCAACTTTGGGTGATCCAAATTTAGTCCAGCGATAAACAAAGAACCCGCAGCGATGGAATCTCCAAGCACTCGGAATCTCTTTGGTGTTGGTTGGAAGTAACCCTTCAACCTTGTCCTCTTTTTGGTTTCCACGATTTGTGTTTGTTAATGTGCTTTGTATGTCTGCGGAGTTTGTTCTTTGGCTTTGCCCTAAACGATGACTCAACTTTAACCTTTGCCATCTATCCTCTTTATTTTCTTGTGGTAGTAAACCACCGCCAAAATGCCCGATACAACACCAATAATCCCCACACTAAAAGTAAGAACTGGCTGCCAAGTTTGAGTAAAAGTGATGACTGCCGAACTCGTTGAAATAGCGGTTGCAATCGCTGCGGTTGTATCATTGTGAAATTGTTTCATTTTCGTTTCATTTTTTGTCGGTGCAAGTGGTAGCCGATTAAGATTCCGATGTATAGCGTTGTGATGTATGGGATCGCTTCCATAGTCCAAAGATTATTGCGATAGCGAGTGCGAAGAGAATGCCTGAATTAACGGGTACACTTGTTCCGTTTCCGTTGCCGTTGCCTTTGCCGTTGTTTTCCTCAAGTTGAGTGTATTCCAACTCTCGCACCTCTTCTTGGGTAGGTGTTGCCCATTCGCTGTGCTTCATTAAATTGCAATTACATCTACATTCTCAACTCCGTAGATTTGCTCAAGTGCTAACTCAACAGCGTTGACAAGCAAAGTTTCTGCTGCGAGTGTTTCGTAATCCGATACGCTCAACTCTAAACCGCTGAAAGTGGTGTTAAAATCTTGGATGCCTTGAATCGGTGCTTTGCCTTGTGCCAATGCTTGTACACTTGCAAAAACAAAGGTTGCGATTTGGGCGGGGATAACTCCGTCTTTTTGGCTTTTGTTATCCGAATATCCTTCGGCAATAACAACTACTGAACCACTCGGAATGCTCAATCCCGATGTCAAATTTACTGGTGCGTTAATTTGTATAACTTTCATATATTTTCAAAATTAGAATAAATCGTTCCAAGTGCTACCATTGTAGCAACATAGTTTGTTAGTGGTGGAATCATAAACAACCAATCCCGCTGCGGGTGATGTGATGGCGTTCTTTTGGGTTGTTGTCATACGGGGTGGGAGGAATCCACGGGTGGTGCTATTCATTTGAACCAATGCACTCGCATCATAGACATCACTACCAAAAACAACGGGAGTTCCATTTTCAGTGGTTGTTGAACCTGTGATATTGCCTGAGACATTTTGAACACGAGAGCCTATAATTAAGGGGTAATTTGTTGCCTTTGATGTCCCATCACTCCAACCGTCTAAATAGGTTTTACCACTTCCTAAGGTTAAAATTCTAAATCCGTTATTGTTATTTGGTAATGCTGTACTGTTAAAACAAACTTGTGAATTTGAATGTAGACCTACCGATTGGTCATCGTTAACTCTAAATCCATTTAACCCCGCACTATTCTGCACCAAAAGCGATGTAGTGGCGGATGTTGAGCCACTGCCTTTGATGTGTGTTCTTGCCAAAATAGAATCCGAACCATTACCTACTGCAAGATTACCGCTTTGCAAGTTCATCACCGTTGTTCCCGCACTTCTGAATTGAAAGTTTCCAGATGTGTTGTCAACAAATGTTTGACTTGATTGCATGAATATGCGAGTATGATTGTTATTTGGGTTGTATATTGATGTGCTTTTACCAAATGACATTGAATAAAACCCATCAAATGTTTCTATACTCCCAGAACCAACCGCATTACCAAATTGAGATGCCCCAATTAATGTGAACGGGCTTGTCGGTACATTTGTCCCAATCCCCAACCTATTATTGGTATCATCCCAAAACAAGTTAGCGGCATCACTTGCAAACGCACTACCATTGCTGAACTGAATAGCACCCGCAACACCGCTTGGGTTTGCAGTCAATGTGATATTGCCACTTCCCAAAAGAGATGTGTTGTTAAGCGTTTTGATATTCGTACCACTTACAAGAGTTTCTTGAACTGCGACATCTCCAGCACCCAACAATGAGTTTGAGTTCACCGTCTTGATGGATGTTCCACTTACAAGAGTTGGTTGAACTGCGATGTTCCCACTACCCAAAACCGATGTTGAATTGATGGTCTTGATGTTTGTTCCCGAAACAAGTGAATCTTGTTTGGTTGCAAGTGCAGTTGTCACAGAACTCGGAACAGGCAAGTTGCCCAACTGAACCTTTGTAGTTGTGTTGGTTGCTATATCTACAACCGGAAATACATCGTCCGTTGTCGGTGTTGTTAGTTCGGTTAGATCTGTTATTCTCTTGTTGCTCATAATTCTAAAAAGTTGCCGTCTTGAGTTCTCAAGAAGTCATTGTTTTGTGATAGTAAATAGCCAATAAATTTCTTGTCAAATCCAAGATAGTCCCCATCTTGAGTTGTCAAATACGCTAAATCTTGCGTAATCAAAAAGTCAAATGTGTCTTGAATGATTGTCTCACTCAATCCGGGAGTGTAACTCTTCGCAGATATTGTAGGCGTGTTTTGTTTTGCTTGGATCGTTGGCACATAACTTTTCGCACTCTGCGTGATGTTTCTTTGCTTGTTGCTTTGCTGAAAAACATAGGTTTTCAAATTCAGCGTGTAATCAATCTTCTTTGAAGTGAGCGAAGGTTTGTATACCTTGCTTGTCAAAGTGCGGTTAGATTGCTTTGAAACAAGCGTAGGGACATACTCCTTTGAATCAATGAAAGCGATTCCCTCAAATCCCAAGAAAGAAGCATCTTGAGTTAACAAAGAATCCCCGCTTTGAGTGGCTAAACCGAAGAAAACATCAACGGGGGATGATGGCAATATGTTGTGTTGCTTGTTCACGCTGGTGAATAGAACACTTCAGGTTGCTCAACAAGTTGACATTTTAAGATTCCAGTTTCCACAAGCTCATTTGC